CCCAATGTTGGTAAACGCTTGCAGGATTGCTGCAAAGTCTTGGCGATTGTTTGAGGAGAAAGTTCCTTTAACATTTTCCCAGATAAAAAAACGAGGTCTACACTCTTGTATAAGCCTAATTGCTTCAATGATAAGGCTGCTTCGTTCTCCTGCCATTCCTTTACCCTTTCCAGCAATTGAGAAGTCTTGGCAAGGACTTCCGAAAGTAATGGCATCAATTCTTGGGAGTTTATTTCCTCGAACATCTGTAACTGATTTGACATAAGTTGAATTTTTAAAGTTGTGTTTATAAACATCTATAGCATATTTATCTATCTCAGAAAAATAGGAGTTTATTTTAAAACCTGCTCTTTCTAAGCCTAAATGAAAACCACCTATACCACTAAATAAGTCTAATAAATTAATTTTATACTTCTTTGTCATGGTATTTTACATTAAGGAAACCCTCATAGCTTTTCTTTAGTTCTCTGTAATTGTAAGATAGTGTTCTATGATTTAGAAGTAATTCTGTGTATCTTTTTTTGTAGTATAAATCAGGGTTTAGTATTTTTTCTGTTTTACCTGTTTTAACCTGGAGTATGTTATCAAGTGTTTTAAATATCTTTAAATACTCTACTTCATAATTTACAATTACATCATCAAATAATTTAATGTTATGCAATACAGTTGCATGGTTTCTACTTATTACTTTTCCTATTTTATCTGTACTGTTTTTAGTGTGTAACTTTGCAAGTTTACAATATAGAGCTCTACAGTATACATTGTCCTGCTCTTTGTTTCTTACATTAAGTTTTCTTTTAGTGTGTTTCTCAACAAGTTTTTTTATTTCAATCAGTTCCATAAGATTCATCTATTGCTTTTTTAATTCCTTCACAGGCTTCATACTCCTCTAATTCAGAGTAGTGTTCAAGAACCTCTAACATTCTTTCTTTTGGGTTTCCGTTTTGTATATCTATAAGAGCAATCAGATAATACTCTTTTGCTTTGCGTTTCATTTTGCATCTATCTCTAGTATATATTGGTCTAATATGTATTCTGTTTCATCTAGTGTTTTTTTATGGAACATCTCCTTGTATGCTTTAAGAGCAAGATTAAACTTTGTCTCCCCTCTTGATAAAACCTCATCTGGAACATTTACTATTCCAACATCTCTATTGTTTTTGTTTAGTGTTATAAACTTAAACTTATCTTTTTTAAACAACCTACAATAGATAAAAGCCTGTAAGTCATAATTCTTTTTGTCTACTTCCCACCTTGCAAAGCTATCTGTTGGAGCTATAGTAGTTTTTAAATCATATATACAATCATCTGTTAGTATGTCGGCTTTGCCTCTTATAGCAAACTCATCTACCATTCTTATCATCGGTACTTCTAACTCTGCAACTTTCATTATAGACTGTATCTTCTCATTGTTCGCAAGTTTTCTTATAAGCCATTCTACATAATCTCTTTCTTTTTGCTTATAGACTCTATCAGGACCATGCTCTGCAACAGCTTCCTTATATACTTTTGCGTTTGTTCTGTCAGCTTCTACATAAACTTTATTATAAAACTTGTGAGGTTCTAATAAACACTCATGGGTCAGTCTGCCTATTCTTAAAGCATCTGATTCTTTTTTAGGTTTTTTTAGATATTCTAATAAAGTGTTTGGACTGTCTAAAATGTTTCTAAGAAGGGAACTACTTAAAGCAGTTTTACCCAGAACACCATAGTAGAACTCATCATCCATCATGAACCCTAATATTTCTTCTGTGCTGTATGTTTGGTTATTTAGTAAAGTAATCATCTATGAAGTTGTTTATATATATATAATTTATTCTTACTGCTAAAGTATTATTTGATACCCAATTCATTCTTTGTTTTAAGTTTTTTTATTTCTTTAAGCAAACTATCTATTTTTTTGTCAGCTTTACGAGCTCTCTCTATTGCTCTTAGTTTTTGACTTCTATAGTCATCTACAGTATCTGCAAAACTTTGTCTTTCAAGTCCAAACTTGTTTGTAATAAAGGTAATTTGTATAATGGAATCTCTAACCTTATTTAGATTCTCATTGTTTGGTTTTTTTCTACACCACTCTATTACTTGTTCTTGCAGAAATAATAAATTTGACTGTAGTTTTAAATCTTCTATTGCTTCAAATTTCTTAATCATATTAATTGTTTTTTCCATTAGAATTTACATTTATTACATTTCCATTTTACTCCTAATCTATTAATAAAATATTTAAAATCATATTTCTTTTTTGGATATTGCCAATGTTTCTTGTGATACCAAGCTGTAACCTTGCACTGTTCAAGAGGAATATCTACACTGTCATCCTTAAAGTTGTGTTCTACTTTAATTGCTATGCCATAGCCATCCCAGCTATCAACTATTCTTTCAAGTATTAGTTTTTGTCCTGTAGGTATTCTGTTATATTGTCTTTTAACTTCTCCCAGGATTAAAACTTTATTATCAAACTCTAAAACAAAATCTATATCACTTGGATGCATTTTACCATTTTGCACTCCTGTAAAATCTATTACTTGTTTTACTTGATTTCTATTTCTTATAAGACTCACAGATATTGATTATATACTTTTTCAAGTTTTTTATGTACGTTATTAAAAAAGCATGAACCACAGGTTGTATACTGTACTTTTTCTTTAAAGACTCTATTGTTTATTTCTACCATTTTTTTCTGTACATCGCCAGTAATTGAGTTAGCTCCTTTAGTAAAATAGTCATACAGATAATTAAACTCATCCTCTGTAAGACATTCAGGTTTTTGATAGGGAAATACTTCATTTAGTTTTTCTTGTCTTTTATCACAACCACAATCTTTTCCCTCAGGTGTAAACTTCTCAACTACCTTTTTAATACCTGTAGCCTTTGTAATCTTCTCTACAGTATCTCCAAGACCTTTGCTTTGTTTCTCATGGTTTGCTTTCCAAGTCTTGTAAGCTTTTGTTCTTTTGTCAGTCGGTATTTCTTCTTTTGTATTCTTTGTACTCATCTTTAAATATTTCTTTTAGTTCTTCTTTACATTTCTTTAATGTGTGGAAGATGCTTACCCAGCTTATATTTGTTTTGTTTGCAATCTTCCTTATACTCATTGGTGTGTCTCTGTAGATTTTAAATAAGGACCTATCATACCACCTCCAGCTCTCTATATGTTTATCTATCTTTTGTGTAAAATTATGATAGTTTATTTCTTCATCCATTTCATCAATGTTTGGTATTTGGAGAAACACATCTTTATCATCAATACTAACTTTATGTACTTTGTTTTTAGCATTAACATACTGTAAGAACATACTCCTAAGAACAATCCAGATATACGCTTTATTAACTTTACCATTCTTTAATACTTTTTCTTCATTTGAATATTTATACAAAGCTAAATAACTCTGCTGAACTATATCTTCATGGTAACTTCTTTCCCCAAAAGATTTTACTATAGCTACCCACTCATCATGAAACTGAGCAACCTCAGCTAACCACTTTTTTCCTCCCATTGTACTGTCATGCTAATTATAAAAAAACAACACTGTAAAGTGTATTCTCTTTCATTGTCATAATCAGTATAGGATAATAATGCTCCAGCCATAAGACCAAATATAGGAGCAAAACCTACTAAAGCATTTTTATACATGGCAATCATGTAAAACAAAATACTTAAAATTATAAGTATGCCTCCTATTATTATCATATCTCTATTTGTTTTGGTTGTTTATCTTTTAATATATCTAAGCCTTCAAACACAAAGCCTACATTGTCTATAGCCATTCTAAACTTTAAGGGTTTGTCATGACTTGTAGGTCTACCATTTAGCTCTATTTCTTTTACTTTTAAGACATGGAGCTGTGTGAACATCCACTCCTTAGGGTGTGCAATATACCTATGTATTGAAAGTATATCGTCAGACCTTGATACCCACTTAGACCCCCCTTCTATGTTTGCTCCATTTAGTGGAGTTGCTAATCCTTCATAGTCGTGTCCTCTTGGATGTACTTGTCTAATAGATTGAGTGTTTGCATGAACATTTAAGTATACAGATACCTTTTGCTTTTTAGCAAACATTCTAAACTCTGAGGCTACCTCGTAATCATACTCATGTGTACCCACTGCTTTTACAAGCGTGTGCTCTTTTTTTAATGAGTTGTAAGGGTCAATCAAAAGACATTGGTAATTCCATGCCTCCTTGATTGCTTTAGCTTCATTAAGTAAGTCTTTGCTTTCT